TGAAACACTTGATCAGCTGGTCTTGCAATATTTGGAAACATAGGAACAAGAACAGCTGCTTTTAAATTTTCTCCTTGAGTTCTTTTACCTCTTCTAAATTTTACTTCACCTTTGGCTTCAGAAGCCATTTCTTCGCCTTGCATAAAATAACCAGCCATTGGGTCTTTTTCATTAAGATCACCAATAGCCACATCTGATTGCCAGTTTTCATCATGAATGTTTGTAAGAGTGTAACCAACCTCAATTAGCTGATTATTAATTTGATCTGTAACATACTCTGTCATGTTAGGATCATTAAATATAACACTTAATGAGTGTCGTGACTTCCCTTTTTCACCAATAGGTCTTGCTGGATCATAAACATATTTTGCTTCTTTATATCTATCTTCAAAGGCTTGTTTGATTATTGGAATTATTAATTCTTGGTCAAACATTTTACCAGCCATTTGATTAGCAAGTTTACCAAGCTCATTATTTACAACAAAATCACCCTCACCTTCTAAAATAATATCTACAAACTGATCTGGCTGAATAGATTTACCTTCTGAATTTACAAACATAGCGTTTTTAAATTTTGCAACTTCTTCTTGTGAAGCCTTAGTTCCACTTAAATTTAAACTAGCAATAGCATCATCGAAGCTAGTATATAAACCTAAACTATTTCCAAGAAGGGCAGCATCTATTGTCATTTGAGTAATATCATTTACTTGCCCTTTTAATAGATTTCTTTTTACAACTTCGTTTGTATTTGGGTTTGTTGTTTCAAAGCTTTTTAATCTACTGTAAAGCTGCATAAGCTCATTTAAATTTTGAACAGTGCCGCCTTTTGCTAAGTTGTTATATTGATTTGCTAGTTCTGTGCCAATCGATCTTTTCATTATAAAAAATGATTTTTCTGTCCAAGTGTTAGGGTCTTGAATGTTAAAACCTACAGCATTTAACTGTTCTTGAGCAATATCTTTAGAAGTTTTGCTTGTGTTGTCTAATTTGTTTCTCATAAACTCATCAACAAGCATTGCTTTTTCAAGTTGTTTTCTTTGCCTTTCTTCTTGACCAGCCCTTACACTAGCAATTTGTTGGACCTCTGAAGCAACAGCGTTTCTTTCCGCATCGCTAAAACCTTTTAGTGCAAAGTCAGCAAACTCTTTTTCATCATCAGTTAATCCTGTTAATACAGACTCAGAAAGATCAACTCTATTACCAATATATTGAGAAAGAAGCTGTAACCTTTCAGAGTTTAGTGACTCACCAAATACTTGAAGATTTCTTTTTGCTTTTGATAGATCAAGATTTCTTTTGTATATTATTTTCTTTTCTGGCCCAAGAGAACTTGCATCTATTTCTTTTTTAAGAGAGTCAATATCTTTATCAAGGATATCATCACCACCTAATATTGCACCATTAAGATCGTAATATCTGTCTGTCACATTAATAATGTTGTCAGCTTTTTCCATTGCTGTTTTTGTGGCAGACTCACCAGCACTAAATGTAGCAGACAAAACAGACATATCACCAGTTTTAAATAAACCAAATTTATGTGCAGCTTTTACAACTTTTCTTTGATTTCGTTTAAGAGATGAGTCAACAATACCATTGCCCATAAAGGCTCTAAAGTTTTCAGCATTCCCATCTAAAGATGCTCTCATAATAAATGGCTGCAATAAACTAGTTCTGTGCCTTATAATTGCAGCATTATATTCTGTAGTAGACATAAAGTCTGGATTAGCATCCATTTGTCTTTTTAAGTCTGTTACATATTCTTGATGTATTCCAGCTAAAGATTGAATTGCACCAACAATATCACCACCTTCTAAAAAAGAATCTTTAGCTTTTGTAGTAGCAGTATTTGCGTTTAATGTTGCAATTTCATTTAGATCTATTTTGTTTTCTTTTGTTTGTTTAATAAGTGCTTTAGCCTTTTCAGCATCATCAACAGCTTTATTAGCCCTTCTAATTGCATCAACCCCATCCATATCAGCAATTACAGAAGTAACAGCGGCACTTACAGATTTTTTATTTTCAACTGTAATTAATTGTGCCAAAGATGTTGTAACTATTTTGCCATCTGGCATTGTGTATGCTATTTTTTTATTAAATAATTCTTTAATGTCTTCATCAGCAGCTTCATACTTGCCACTAGTGCTTATCATTGTAGCTATTTGCTGTCTTTCATCTTCATCAAAAGTACCTTTTGAAATAATTCCTATTAAAGATGCAGCTGCAATATCACCTGTTGCCCCTGAGTAATAGGAATCACCAGCCCCAGTTTTAAGTAACTCAGCTTTTTCTCCATCAACTGTTGCTTGCTTTCTATCTTCTATAATACTTAATGCTTTGCCAATGTTTTGATTTAAAGCAAGGTCGTATGCTTGAGGGGCAGCATCACTATTACCGTCAATAATACCTTCAGCTTGGTTTGTTCTTGCTCTTTCTCTTTGTTTCTCAAGCAAGTCATAGTAATGACCTTCTTGTATAGCCGTTCCAACATTAGTTATTAGTTCTTGGAATCGACCATCAGCATTAGTGCCAAGTGCTTTAAGATAATTATCCATAGCACTTTTAAAAGCTATTGGGTTTCTACTATGCTGAACTCTATACTTTTGGGCTTCTATTCTAATGTCTTGATCTATTGTATCTGCAAATCTTTTTTCAGCCACTCTTCGAAAAGCTTCTCTAGCAATACTGCCATAACCTTCTGGTGGTTTCATTGCTATTGGCATTCCATCTTCACCAAACTTCATAAACTCTGATGAATCAATAGCCATAACAGCTTCTTCTGCCGTTACTTGAGCTTTCTTTGCATCTACTTCAAAAGCTTTTCTTCTAAGAGTTTCACCAGCATCAGCTAAAGCAAGGCCTACTCGATCAGCCTCAACATCAAAATTATTAACGCCAATACGTTTGTTTGTTTCGGTTACTGTTCTTCGGATTACTTTTGCCATATTTTATCCTAAGTAAAAGTTGTGCTTAAATCATGTAGACCAGAAGCAAAACTTGACATTGTATTTATTCTAGTAGCAGCTGCTCTATTTTTACCGCGCTCAACTTCAAGCAAAGATGCGACTGTTTGTTTTCTACTTTCCATATCCGATTGTCTTGCCATAACGGTAAGATCATCAAATGCCACTTCTTTTTGATTATCCATAAGTGCTTTTACACTTTGATCAAAGTCTCTGTTTTTTAATAAAGCACCTTCATTATACGCAAGATCATCAAAGTATTGCTGATAGCGCATAACTTGTTGTTGCGCTGCTTGCGCCTCACCTACAATACGATCTGTTATCATAGCTTCAGCATTATCTTTTGAAGCTTGCTCTTGTGCTTTGGCAGCTTGCATACCGCCCATAAACTTTAAACCTAAACCTATTACTTGAAATACAGACATTAGAATATTAACTCCGCTACTAATCCATTAACTTGTAAATCTAATGGGGCATCTTGTGTTATAGTTATTTGAGGATCTGCATTATACCCCAGCAATCTAAACTCTTTCTTGCCAGTAAAAGGTGTTAATTGCTGTGATAAATCATCTGTTACATTTCTAATAATCAAAGCTGTGCTATTAACCTTTACAGCTAATGTGCTATTCAAATCTAAATACACAGTGCCAATACCTCTTGGTATGCCAGTGATTGGGCCATTCGTTACTTGAGCATCTATTGGATTTGTTTTCAACTCAACATCAAAGTTAAATCCTATTTCAGCTGATGACAAAGAAGCATCTACAGATGACACGTTTATATTGCCACCACTAACAGTAAACTCACCAATATAGTTGTTACCATTAACTACTCTTAATACAGCACCATTATTAAAATCTGCTGATACATCAAACACACCACTAGATCCGCTATATGTTTTTGCCATGTCCAAGTTAAATGTAGAGTCAAACTCACAAAGAACTATTTTCTTTGTGCCATCACCAAGATCATATTCTGCGTTTATAAACACACGATCATCTATAGTTACTGAAGAATGAAACTTACCATTAGTAACAAACTCTACCCAGCCAGCACGTTGCTCCGCTCTATTAGAATTAAACACAGCCATTGTGCCATCATTGTTTAAAACAAACACATAGCTTTCTGATCTAGACAACGCACCATAAAGTGTATTCATTTCTATAGGTGTCTTAATAAGATGCGAAGAAATAGTAGATATTGGGTTAGCTACATAAGCAGCTTCACTGTCACTAAACAAATACTCTCTAACAATCTGTCCACCCTTTTGCACAAAGATAGTTGCACCATCAATAGATTGTGGTCTGGTAAACCCAGAACCAAAGGGAGTCTGTCTTCTTACCTGTGCATTTGTTGGGGTAATAGGTTGGTTTTGAAATGCTGGTACAAACATCTCAGCAGAAGCTGCAAAGATCTGCAAATCTCTGTTTGAAACAATATGTCGTATTTGTTGTATTTCACCAATAGCAGCAGTGAGATGGATTGATTCATTATCTTTAGCATCTCCAACATCAAAATTATAATATGAAGCTATCTTACTAAACCAAATACTATCTGGTTGTGCTAATGTCCCAGCAAATACCAATCTGTTTTCATGGAATGTAACGGCAGCTGGAAATCCTCGAAGCGCAGAGTAAGACTGTTCATCCCAGCTAGTTGTTGGAGCATGAGTAGTAACGCTTGGAGTACCACCACCTAAAGCAGAATCATTAGAAGAGCCACCAGCAGTAAAGGTAAATACATCATCACTTATAATTCCAGTGACAGTTCTTGCTCCGTTTAAATTGCTAATAGCAATACCTCCAACAGTATCACAATCTGAGAATGTTATTGAGTCATTAACTGACATACCATGATTAGCTAAAGTTACCTCAACAGTTGTTGATCCATTGTTTGTTCGAAGAGAATCTGGACTAAGTTTAATTTTTAAAGCATCAAGTATATCACCTGTTGCAACAGTAGAATTGGTAACACCAGTAACTTCTATCTCTTGCCCATTGTATCGAACCGTTGTTCCAATATGTTTAGAAGGTGAAGTGGTATCCCAATATGCAGAGCTAGTTGTTAACGTTGCACCGCTTCCGCTTGTTTTACTTACATCAAGTGTAACTCCAGCACCTTGAAACGGATAGTATGGTTGATACACTTTCTTATTGTCAGACTTTTGATCAAACTGAAAAGACTCTACTTGGAATGTAGTTAGTCCTGTTCGAACAATTTGCTGGGGAATAAAGGTCTGATGTGCAATAAACATAACATCACCAGCTTGTGCATATGTGTACTCATGTAAGAAATCATCATCAAACTTTAATGCTGCACTACTGACATCTGATGTTATTGTTTGAATTAAAGATACAGCACCAGTAATAGCATTTATCTGAAACACTCTAACTTTAGCATTCTCAAGAGAAATAATATATCTCTCATCATCAGAGAATATAAATGGCAAAAGCCTACATTGCTGCACCTTTGCTTCATTAATTGTAGTGTCAAACTGATAAATATTTTGTAAACCAGATCTCTTTATCACACCACCTTCAGATCTAATAAAGAAGTTTTTTAATCTTTGTGCAGATTGATTATAAACTGGGGAATCTGTTCTTGAATATAAAGATGGGCTTACCTCACCAAATGCAAAGTTTGTTAGCGGTACTCGTACTTTCTGCATTATGTTCGCCTATTACTAATAAACCGACTTGTTGAAAGCTTCCTTGTTGTTTGTTGTTGGGCATCTAAGTTCCTTGCTCTCATCATTGATGTTGCTGCTTGCTGTGCCATCAACTGAGCAAGAGCCTGATCTCTAGCAAGGCTTACTGCAAATACAGAAGCAAGTTCATACTCAACAGCAATAGTAAAATATGAAGGCCAGCCCTGTTCATTTGCCCTATGGGTATAATCTAATATTAACTCTGAGTTAGCAGATTCATTGCAAAATAACTTATCACCATAAGTCTGATATTCTATAGGTGTGTCATTAATAGTTACAACATGTGTCATTAACCAACCGCTTGGGAGTTGATAAGCTGCATCAAATCTACCTGTTGGTGCATCTGATAATCTATTTAGAACTGCTTGGTCAGTTGAAAAACGCCAGCGTGTATTTAATAATGATGCTCTAGCAACATCCTCATACATGTTCGAAGCAATTAGTGCCTCATTATTTCCATCATCAAAAGATGTAATAGGTTCAGCGCCCACAAGAATGAGAGCGCGACTACATACATCTACAGCTGATTGGGCTGGTGTGCTTGAAACTGCCATACTAAATCCTCAATAAGAAGGTGGGGCCGAAGCCCCAACCTATTAGTCGCTATCAGTTTCCGCTACTGCTGTACCATCAGATACGTCAACAACAGAACCAGTATTTGAAAGAACAGTACAAAAACTTGTTGTCGGAACATTACTATCGCGAACGATAATTAAGTCACGAACAGCAAGCATATTTGCTGCACTATTAAAATACCCAGCAGTGTTCACAGTTGCGATAGCATCAGCAGATGTATACATCCACAAGCTACCGTTTGAATCACCACCGACACGAGTTAGTCCACTTGAAGCAAAAGCCATTTTCTAACCCTCCTAGTTATTATCTAGCAGTTCGTATACGCCGTTGTTATCAATAACAACTGAACCCATTGACATCATTGATGTCGCTAGGTGCGATACTTTTTCTGCTACATAGTTTACTTCAGTCTGAACATCAGAGTTCACACCAATACCTACTGCTCTCATGTGATAGCAAAAGTTTTTGCCACCAGCGACAGCAGACGTTGAAAAGATCTTGAAGCCCAAGAACTCTTTCATTGTCATACCACCAGCAAACGGTAGGTTCTGTGGTCCAACAAAGTCGCTAGAAGCAAACTCATTAATGTTGAACAGATCTGCAAAACCAGCAGGGGACATAGCAATATAGCGTTGTCCGTCTTCTGGAATGTCAGCTGAACCAAATGTTTCAAACGTAGACAGTAGGTCTGCTTTTTCAACGGCAGATGAGGTGTCATGCAACTGAGTTGAGTTAGCACCAGCGTCCATAGCTGTTGTGATAATCTCGTCAGTTTTACGACCCAACGCAGCAGCAGCACTCTCGGCAACAGCTTGACGTTCGTTGATGTTTGTTTTCAACTCGTCAAGTTTGTCGATATATTCCGCTGCATAAAAGTCAGCCATTGTTACTTCCACATTAGTATGTGCAAGATCCATTGGTGTGACATTACCGTTGCGTGATTTTGTTGTAGCTGATCCAGTTCCTATTTTCTGGAATCGAGCAACATTGCCTGACACATTCGTAGTACGAATGGTATTACGCAGTTTTGAACCCATGCGTTGGTATGCAAGATGCACATCGGTCTCAAACTGTTTAATAAAGGCTTGGTCTATTGTATTAGCCAATTTTCTTTCTCCTAAATTAAGTTACGGGCATCTTGGGTATCTGCTCTACATCCTCAATGAAGGTGTCCAAATGGGCTTCTCAGTGTATCACAGGCCTTGATAATTTATGTGAAACACAATTTTGCGACGGATTGCAACGCACAAAATCAACATATCTCACATTTTTCCAATCACTGAACCCAACAGGATGGAATCCTAACCATACTGCCCAGTTCAACATTGACTCATATTCTTCTGCTATTTGCATAGATAAATCTTCATATGACTGATCTAAAAATGATATTAATAACTTAGATCCTCGTGCCAATCCCTTAAAGTTTTTTGTGACATGATTTGTAAATAGTGCAAATAGTTGTGGTGGATCTTCAGAAAAGAATACACCGCTTGCCATCATAATGTTCCAGTTCTTATCTCTTACAATATAAACTTCAGAATCTTTCTGCAAATCTTGAAGAGCTTCGAAAATAGTAGAATACCCAAGGTTTGATAGTTCCCTTTCTGTTTCTGGGTGAAGTATAGAATATATCTCAGCTATATGATGCTCGTGAAAGGGGGTCATATAGTACGACCCACTTTGCAATATCTTTACTTCATCCATAGAGTTTCTTAAAACCCTCATCTACCTGTTTAACATAATGCATATCACGTTTAGATGGAGACCAGTAACGCTCATCTTTCATCATTTCTTGCAGCTCTACTTCATTAAAGTTAGATGCAATGCTGCCCTGATCTGTAACAGCTGGGTCTTTTATTGCATTCATAACAGTCTCAATAGCAATAATGCCGTCAGCACTTTCGCACATTCTTTCTATTGCTGGTATAGCCTCTTCTGGAAAAAACTTATTAGCAAAGAGAGATGCAGCTTCTATTCTAGCGTCAGAGTTATCTCCAAGTCTTGCTGCTTCGGCATCCATATCAGGTTCTTCACCCATGCCGTTCATGTACATCTCTATACCCTTTTGAAATTCTTCATGAGTATATCCGTTATTATGACAATGATCTGCCCAGTCTTTTAGCATATCACTTTCAAGAGCTTCCTCTTCATCAATAAAATCAGGTAGTTCATACTCACCAGCAGATGGTGGAACACCTTCAGATGCTTGCTCATTAAGTTCGTCCATTAATCTTGTTCGAACATCATCCTCTTTTTCACCAAGCTTTGACTCTAAAGCCTTGTATGCTTTACCTAAATCAGCTGGATCACTAAATTTTTCTGGCAACCATTCTGGTCTGTCAGTCGTTTCAGCAGCTGGAGCTTCTGTTACTTCAGCTTCTGTTGTTTCAGTTACTTGATTTTCTTCCATTGTTTTTCACCTTATGTGCATGTGTCATACGAGCTTCGATCAAACCAACTAAATATCGTTGACCTTCTATATGACGCAGTTCCTCCGTAGTTACATTTGGGCCATTCACCATTTCAATAGTAATTGATCTTAGATACTGCAAGACTGCTTGTCCTGTCGCAGAGCCAAACAATGAGGCTATATTCTCGCTAATCTGTTGATCTTTTTGTTGTGGACGCTGTATCCCATCAACACCCACATTGATTTTTTTAGTCAAGCATTACTCCATAGGTTGTGGTGCTTGCGCCTGACTTTGCTGCATTTGCTGCATTAATGCAAGAATTTGTTCTCTTTCTTGCTCATCTCGTACTAAATTATCTGGTATTCCAAACTTCTTAGCTAAGTATGCAGCTGTTTCTTCTGTGTTAATTAATACATTAATAGCATCTGGACCAAAGGCTCCATTGGCTAATTCAAGAAAACGTGACACCGCAGTAATATCTTGGTTGGCTTGCGCTTGCGCTAATGGTGACACAGATCTTATTTTAACTTCTCTGCCATTAATTGTAGGAACTTCAAGTCTTCCTTGTTTCTTTAGTATATGAACAACACGCTGCAATACTGGTTGTACTAACTCTACTTGCAATCTGCCAAACGCAGAACCAATACGTCTTGATAGATCTGCCATACGTTCCGCAACTTCTGTTGCAGATGCTGGAGTTCGATTAGGATCGCCAAGCATATCATTGTATAAAGCACGTTTGATATTATTACGCATGTCACCAAGAACAAGTTGTGCTACATCAAAGCTACCAGCGGCTTGTATTGGTTGCAATCCAGCAGACCCCATAGCCTTTGGAATAATTGTTCCAGGGACTAGGTTAATTGTATCAGGGTTAATTACCCCATCATCTTCCATTTGATAGATGCCAGAGATTGCCATCTGTGCATTCTCAAGTATCATCTCAACTGTAAGGTTGGTTGTTTTGATTGCGCTTAGTGCATTAAATAGTGGCCCTCGACCATACACTTCACCAGCACATTTAGACCATCGGAAGCAAATAAAAGGATTAGAGCCTACGCCAGACATCTCTCTTTGCATTAGTAAAGACTTTGTTGTTAGACATATTGCAAAATGAAAGAAAGCTTCTTCATTTATCTTTGTATAATTTTTACAAACTATCTCTAATACTGTTGTTGTTTGATCAGATTTATTAGCAATTAAAGCTTGAAGTTCAGTATTAAACGTTCCTTTTGGGTATAGCATTGGAAGTTGATCAAAGCGTATTTGTTTTCTTTCTCGAAATACATGATCAATTCTATCATCAGGTCCAGTGTCTAATATAACATGAGGTAACGGTATTGCAGAAAAACGTATAGGATTTATAGCATCACCCTCTTCGCACACCAAAACACCAGTGCCAACTGCTAAGTCCATAAAGGATTCATGAACCTCTTGTGCAAAGTTTGAGTTCTGAAGTATCTCAAAGACATACTCAGTTACTTCTTCTAGCTCGTTATTAACAACATCTCTTTGTTCTTTAGGAGTTTCAGATCCAGCAGTAAGGTCTGCCCATCGAGCAAAGTTTGGTACAAGACCAGACTGAAGCCTCGAAGCAAACTCTTGAACACCTACAACGGCAGTCTCATCAAAGATTTTATCATCTCTTCTCTGACCAGATACTTCATAGTAAAATGATTCACGCTGCGGCAGCGCATATTCATAACACTCTTCGAAAACATCAACAAAGTTTGTACGCTTTGCTTTTGCTCTCTCATACCGTTTAATATATTCTTTTGCTACTGGATCTGTAATCATTATGAAAACCTACTAAAATAACCTACGCCACCACCAGATGATGTTAATAAGCTGCGTCTTCCTCTTCTACCAGATCTTGCAGATCTGCTTCTACGTCTTGCTGCTTTACTAGCAAACAAACCACCAGTTCTTCCTGTTTTTTTAGAAGTGCCAGTATTATTAAGTTCACCAGCTTGAACCTCAAGTTCAGATTGCCTTGCTGCTTTAGCAGCATCAGCTTCAGCAGTAGCAGCAGCAGTAGCAGCAGCTTCTTTTTCTTGAGCTAATAATTCTTCGCGTTTCTTTTCTTGTTCAGCAAGAGCCGCAGACTTTGCTGCTTCCGCTGACTGTCTAGCTTTTTCTTGTTCCTCATCTATTCGAGGATCTCTTTTCTTTCTACCGCACATAGTAAATCTCCTTTATATTTCCCTCAAAGCAGAGAAAAATAGTTTTGGCAACGCACAATTACATCCTAGCCCAAAGCCCCTGCCTTTTTTGTTTGACAGGTTTTTTATTAAATATATCAAAGTTACGACCAGCTACCACAGGTGTAGACGGTTTCTGACTATTAAGTAAAGCTCTACCTTCACCAGCACCTAACATCATATATTGTAAAGCATCGTGAATATGAGAATACATATTCTTATCAGGCTTATCAGCATAGCGTTCACCAGATACTTCCATACGTCTATATTGATACCCACCTTCAAAACCTTTGATTAACTGTTGGCATCTTCGATCAATAATAAATGCTGGTTTGCCCTCGACCATCTTAGTTAGCTGGGAAGAGACAGCCTCCAACCGAAGATCTACAGAGTTCGAAGGGGCTGGGAATGCCCTCAAACCAGCACCGCGCAAGATATGGAAAGGGGTACTTTCGTCTGTCTGCGCTCTAAAATCCCCAGCGGGATCGCCGTATATATACACCTCAGATGCTTGAGAAAATCGGGAGGAGATCTCCTCACGCAATACTTCAGCAAATCTAACAATCCCCATATCAAAAGCCACTATCTCCGACTGGACGAGCCAGCGACCCCTGATCTTTTGTCCAAGAGTTGCAGCTGGAGTCAACCCAAAGTCCAAGCCAACGTATAGTGGTGCGCCAGCGGCTACCGCTATTTCTTCTTTGGCTGTGTGTACTTCTGCAGCGAACATTGGGTATATCGGCTTTCCGTCTTGGATAGTGCCAAGCCTATTCATAACATAGACATCAATCCAGCTTTTTGTTTTACCTCTTACTAAATTGTCATAATAGTTACCAAGCATATGCTTTTTGTTTTCAGCAGCATCATTTGCTTTGTAATCAGCTATCTCACCGTCTTCATCTTTAACTTCGAGCATCCCACATGGCTGTGTAAAGAACTCCCAGTTGTCAGGCTTAACTAACATTTTTGCCTGTTCTCTTGGAATATGATCAGGAACTGGAACTTCGCCAGACATAATAGGCCACCAATGATCTTCTTCTGGTGCGTTCGTATCTGCTATAACCCCAGACCAACTAGGCCCACCATCACGCATAGAAGGATAACGACCAACACGCATGGTACAAGCATCAATAATAGACTTAGGAATTTCTCTAGCTTCATTAATCCATATCCCTGTTAGCTCTAATGATAAGAGCTTCTTAACATCTTCTGGTCTATCTAATGCTAAGAAGATAACCTCAAGTTCTATCTCACCTTTTTTGATGTTGTGGGTGTATGGGACTGACCAAGTAAACTTTCCCCAGTCGTTTTCTGGAAACCAGTCAAGCCATGTTTTAATAGTTGTAGTTCGTAGCTGTGGGTTTGTGTTTCGTATAATGGCCCATCGGGACTTTCGCTTTCCGTCTGGGGCTTTCTTTTGTTCCAAAGCTCTACGAAATACTTCAACGCAACACCCTACTGATTTGCCAGATCCTACTGGACCTCGAATGCCACGAAAGAAAGTATTGTCTTTCATAAAGCTTTTGAGAACAGCGCCATCTGGCTTGTATTTAAAATCGACCACTAGCGCAGCCCCTTGTCTACTCCAGACTTAATCATCTTCTCGACTGCCTCTGGTCCAATGTTTTCTATCACATTGTCTACCATTTTGTTTGTCACAAAAGACTTGCCATGCTTCTTATCAAAGTATTGAAAGTGTACCTTCTTAACAATCCTTCGAAGCATAGTAAGTTCTTCTGACTTCAAAGTATTTACAAAGCTCACTGCTCGTAAGCCTCATTAACATCTGGCGTAGAAGGATCGTCAGCTTTTAATCTACCCTTAGTATCTCTAGCACGTTTCTTTTTTGCTGGCGCTTTAGATTTAACAGTAAGTTCTACCCACTCTAGTCTTCGAGACTCAGAGGTTCTTGTCTTACCAGTAAATGTTCTCCCAGCAAGTTCATGGGTTTCCCCATCATAAACTTCGTTAGTGTTTGCTATTATCCAGCCCATAATTAACTCCTATATTGTTTTACTTTCCTAGCAACCTTTTTCGGTTGAGCCACAAATTGCTTACCCTTAGCCTTACCCTTTCGTTTAGCTCTGGTTGTAGCTGCATATTCAGCATCACTAAGAGCAGCAATAGCCTTGCTAGGTAAGTACCGTTCACCTGTCTCACTAGACTTTTTGCCAGACTTAGTGCGCCACTTCTGCTTTCCCCAATTAAGCAAAGATTTTTGTGATGACTTCATGTTTCTCAAGTTCTTCTATCCAAATAGTCCCAGCGCCAAGGTCATCGACCCTGCACTGAAAATTTATATTATGGATTTGAAGTTCTCTTACAACGCTCACCATAATACTAATACTTGCAAACTCTATTCTCATCGGTATCCTCCACCCTTAGCTTTATATTGTTTAGCAAGTAACTGTGCCTTTCGAGCAGACCACTGACCAGCAGCCGTACCTTGTACAGCCCTTGCCTTTATTCTTTTAAACAAAGTCTTTCGCATTGTAGGCTTTGTATAATTACCAGCTGCATTAACCGCCATTAGGGAAAACTCTTATCTGGATCAGGAAACTTCTCAAGCTTAGTATCAAGTTCCTCGATCTTCTTTAACAAAGTACGTCTAGCCTTTTGAAACTTACTACTCTGTTCTCTGGTGGCAGTAACACTTCTTTGCATCTTTGCCTTTGCCTTGCCAAGAAAAGTAGTAGGCTTGGGAGTAACACTAAGGTTGTCCAGCTGCTCTTGCAAATCTTCCCTCTTCTTCATAAGGGTTTTCATTGCATCCATTCTAGTCTTAGGCCTTTGCATTTTTGGCCTTCATAATCTTTCTCTTCAATGCTGGTGGCAATGACTTCTGCTTTCCTTTTAGCATTGTCTTCTTAGGCCTTCCAACCTTATCACCATATGTACCCTTACCCATCGGCATTATGCTTTTCCCTTCTTAGCTTTGTTTCTTCTGCTTATCGCTCTGGCCTTTGCCTTTGCGTCCGACTTGCTTGAGGCTCCCCACGCTTTTAGGCTGAGAAGAAGACGCGTTGGTTTTCCCTTGCTGTCCTTTTCTGGACCGCTTGCTCCCCCCATCCTTGCTAGAAAGCTTGCCCTTCGAGGATTGTCTCCTCTCTTTACTGGAGGCTTTAGGTTTGACCCCTGCCTCTTTGCGCTTGCTCGACCCCTTGCGTTCAATCCCCCCTTCGGGTTCTGACCCTCTTTTCTCTGCCAAGCTGGAGTCTTTGCCATGCCACAATCTCTTTAACCAATTAAACATAATTCACCTTTACACTAATAAATTATTTTTACAAACACACAAATACTCTGTGGAAGAAAAATGCTGGTGGAAGACCTGTAACAAGATTGTGATTGCTGTTTTTGGGGGGCGTGTACTGCATAGGTAACACTCTATAGTAAACTGGGGTCAACGAACGTAGTGAGTTAGCCTAGATCGATGGACACTCGTATATCACCAGCTATCTGTACCTGAGACCTGTCTATAGGCTTGAAGCCAGCACGATCGAGGATATCCTTACTCGCCTCTAGCTGTACATACTCAGATCTAGCACCAGTAGCTAGCTTCATTACCTTACTTGCAGCTATCGTAGCATTCATTCCTAATTGCTCTGTCACACATTGCATCATGTACTGTTGCACATGAGGTTGCTTTAGAGCCTTGCTAGCAGTGACTCTACCTGATTCACCATCAGCATACCCAGCGTCTTTAGCAGCCTGAGTGATAGAGCAACCTTTTGATACGAGTGTATCAACCAAAGCCGTTTGTTTAGGTGTCAGTTTCTTAGTATTGAGAATGTTATTCATGATGTGCCTTTGTAACCCCCCTCTCCCTCTCTCCCCCCATTTGGACACTAGTTTGTACATACCTGTCAAGTCGTGACGTTACGTCATTAGTGTTGTTACCCAGCGTTACATACCACATCTAGTATTGACAGGCGTTTCCCCGAAGAGGGGTCGGGCTGTCGTGAACCAGTACCGAAGAGGTACTGGCCGCAAGCGGCTTCCATCCCTAACGCGCACATTCGGTGCGGACGCACCTTGTTGGGGAATTGATCTTGCCAATTCCCCTTGCCCCCATAAAACGCTCTTAATGGTGTATGAAATACAAGAGTGTAGGTGAGAGGTTTGGTTGGGTCGTAGACACAGCCAAAGAGAACACCGATTGATGCCCCATCCCGATTGATGATGCAATGACGGAAAACGGTTTTCATACATTACACTGCCACATGCTAATCGCGTAAGGACGCGGCATGTGGTACTTGAATGAAGCTTCCGTTTTCCTATGCATCCTCCCTCTGGCTGTTGCCTAAATCGTCTTATCACTTTGGCTGTTACGCCCCAAACAAACTGTTTGGGTGGCGAGAGTGAAAGTAAACTATTTAGACATTAAGCAAAAAGGATATTTATTATGTCAAATGTAGCAACATTTAAAGATGAACAAAACGTAGAACTATCACCAAGCGAAAAGGCGCTAGATCATGCGTTGAATGGAAACGGTTTTGACGCTGATACTATTGCAGCATGTATGGCAAGCTTGCTCTACAATCATTCAACTTATGGTCGAGCGACTAGCGGTTATAATACAATGTGGAGCGAGCAAGGCGAGATGTTGCGAAGCGTAGCGAACGCAGCGTATCGCAAGCTAAACACTATGCGAACATACACCAAGCCAACAGGAGAAGTTACACAGCTTGGAGCGAGAGCATTATATGAAACAGCTAAGAAGGCAACCGACATTGCCGAAGAGCAGAACAGATCAGATGAGATCAGCACTCAAGCTCTCGATCAAGCCAAGTCTAAAGAGACAGAACGAAGGCTTGCAGTCGCAAGATTGCAAGAAATCGTTCAGGCTTTTGGCAATATGTTCGAAGCTGTTTCTGGTCGTGCATACGAACCTTGGATGCCAGAGGGAGACAAGGTGGCACAAAAGACTAAGCCTAGTGTCAACAAGAAGGCACAGGCTAAAGAACTAGAGGAACTAAAGTCTAATAGAATTTAGTTTCATTGGGGGGGCTTGACCCTCCCAAATTTTTCTCGGTGCTTCGCACCGAGTGACACATCCATAGATGTGTCTGACACC